CACTGAGGAGGCAGAGAAGAACTGTATTCTTGAGAGAATCACCAAACCTCAGAAGACTTTGAACAAGTCTCACGGAAAACTCACACCGTTTCTTGCACACGTGATCGATGAATTCAATTCACAAATTTTTCCTGAGCCACATGTCCTATCGCCATGTGACTATGAATTAGTGTACGAGAAACAGCCACGTCCATCACAACGTAGAATATTGGATGCCGCCGATAATTCGAGAAGAAAAGATGTAATTTCTTTGAACTTGAAGAAAGAGGCATACAATAAGCCAAAACCAGCACGTCCGATCTCGGTCATTGATGGTGTCAACAAGCGTGATTATTCATCGTTTGTTTACCCAATGGCTGATTGGATGAAACATCAACCGTTTTACGCTTTCAGTGAGAGCAACAAGAAGACGGCTGAAGATGTAGCTGAATTGTGCACAAAGGCAAAAAGCCACGTTGTGTTTTCGGACGCGGTGCGTATGGATGGACATATTAGTGAGAATTCTAGAACAGCTGAGCGACTACTCTTCACGCGTGGATTCAAGAGAGAATACCACGCAGTGATGGTGGAAGTCATTGGGACGCAGTTTGGCCAAATTGGCTTCTCGCGGCACGGTGTGAAGTACTCGACTGGTACTTCACGCCTCTCAGGTTCACCAGAAACGTCCTGTGCCAACACGTATCAGTCAGCCATCATAGCATACACCGGATTCCGGCAGATGCGTGATGAACAGGGAGCTTATTACTCCCCGGAAAGAGCGTGGAAAGCATTGGGCAAGTATGGAGGTGATGATGGCATCACCGCTGATCTTGACGCGAGATGCCTGAACAAAGCTGCAGAATTCTTTGGCCAAAAGATGACTCTAGAGGAACTCGAGAGAGGACGCCCTGGAGTGAACTTCTTGGCCAGAGTGTACACACCCCAAGTGTGGTATGGCAATCCAAATTCGTGTTGTGATCTTAAGCGACAGTTGTCGAAATTTCACCTCACAACAGCCATGCCACCTGACGTGACACCAATTGAGAAGATGGTCATCAAGGCGCAAGCCTACTATCTTATGGACAAAAATTCGCCAATTATTGGAAAGATAGTGACAAAAATTGTTCAGTTAGCTGAGGACATGCAGATCAACACGCGCGAAGAACACGTGCGTGCAATAATTCCGTGGTCCGCCAGAGTAGCACAAGAGGATCAATATCCGAATTGCTTATCTGAGGATGACGCAAGTAGCATGCAGGTCGATCAAGGTCTCGAAGAATACAACAGTATAGCACTCGATTCCTGGTTGGCCAAGGTGACAACTCTCGAGGAGATGTTGGAAATCCCTTCTTTTTACACCGCACCA